CCGGTGAGCCGCTGGACGTAATCGACCAGGTCCGGGTTCCCAGGGAAGATCTCACCGAGGAACTGTTCCCAGCGCGGAGCCTTCGCGTTCGGGTCGTAGTCGAGCGGCAGCGTGACCGTGAGCATGTCGCCCTTGTCGTGGCCGCGCAGCTTGCCCGTGCGAAGATCGACCACGCCGTTGCGGAAGCTCAACAGATGGGGCTTCGCGTCGAACTCTTCAGCGTCCACGTGCACACTCGGCACGCTGCGAAGCTCCGTCATGAGTGCGTCAATGCGCGTGGTCATGGTGAAGCCGCGCGACTCGGGCAAACAGCCGGCGAGCACAAGCGCAGCGCCCATGGCATGAATCTCTTGCCGGACACGCGTGGCGGACTTGACCCAGGTCACGCCGTCCCACACGAAGTAACCCAGGCCGGACGCGTACTTGATACGCCCATCCGTCCAAGCCACAAGGGCGTGCGCGTTCATCGCGTCCGACTCGCCATACGTGGTGACCAGGTCACCCAGGATGCGGGCAGCGTCTGCGCCCTGATCGCTGGACACCTGAACGGCTCCGGTACGGTGCGCGACTTCGGCCTTACGGTGCTGGGCTTCTGCCGTCGCACGGTCGATGACGGGTCGCGCAGCCTTCACCGCAGCGTGGAACAGGGCAGCAAACGCCGCACTGTTGCCGACTTCCACCGTGTGCTCACGCCACCGGGTCACGTCAGTCTTCGGTCCCAGGTCCGGGAGCGGCAGCGCGAAGACCTCAATGCCGTACGGCTTCAAACCTTCGGCAAGCGCCCGGTTGAAACGCTGCCCCGCTTCGTCGTTGTCCCCAGCGGCAATGACCTGGGCACCCTTCAGCCCGTGGGCAAGCTCTGCCAACAGGTCCGGGCTTCCGGCGAGCGCAGCGCCACGGATGCACACCGCGTCATAGCCAACGCCGACCGCTGTAAGCCCGTCTCCGGGCCCTTCAGAGACGATGACTGCCCCGTATCCACCGTCGCCACGGAAGACGCCGTACGGGGCCCACCGCTGACCCTCAGGGTTCGTGAGACTCAGCCACCGTCCGGGGCACCCGCCGCTGAGATCGCGTCCCTGAGCGCCACGGGTCACGCCGTCGAATCCGTCCAGCGGAACGACCAGACGCGGGTACCTGTCGAAACTGCTCGACACGGCCATGAACCCGGAGCCGTCGCCCGGAGCCGCGTACTTCAGCCCCAGGCGCCTAGCGTCCGGCGCGGTAATGCCGAAGCGGTCAAACGTGTAGCCGTTGCACAGCGGGTCCGTGACCGTGTCCATGAGCGCGTCAAGCCACACGCGAAGGCCCGCAACCATGGGAGTACCAACCATCTGCGGCTTCTCCTTCGGCACGGTGAGACCCGCGCCCTCAACGTTGAACAGGTCTGCCCAGCGGAGCCCCGCAGCGTCGACTACACCACCCGTCGAGCATCCGGCGCGGCACGTCATGCGGACCTTGTTGTCATCACCACGCCAGACACGTAGGGAGGGCTTCGTATCGGCGTGCGCCGGACACAGGGCGAGATAGCCACCGTCCGGCTCTTCCGACACGTCCTTGAAGCGTGCGAGCAACTCAGCGAAGAGCATTACAGTCTCCTTCGTTTTGCCTTCGCTGGCCTAGAAGGGAGTCGGTTACCCGGTCCAAACGTGAGCGCCCACTCAGCTAGCGTCTTCGCGCCCTTGCTCAGGTTGCACGTAGCGCACGCTGGCAACATGTTCGACTCTTTGTCGGCGCCTCCCTTGCTGAGCGGGTGGACGTGATCCATATGCGTGGCGCGGGCATCGCAGTAGGCGCAGCGGTAACCCCAGCGGCGCATGATCTCTGTCCGGCTGTACGCCTCATGCTCAACGCCGTACGCCTTCGCGCGCTTCTTATGCGTCAGCTCATGGCGCTTGTCCGGGGGGAGCTTGGAGTAGTAGTTCTTTATGTACTGCTTACGCCGCTTGTTCCGGCATGGTTGGCACCCGCACTTCGGCTCATGACGCATCGCGCACCGCCGCATGGTCGTCCGGCGTGAAGTGCCGTGCGTCAGCGCCATGCGACACAGCGTCAGCAATCGCACCCGCGTACCGTCCGCTGTCCTTGCGCAGACTCCACCCGTCACGCAACAGGATCGTGTCCCCCGTGCCCAGCGCGCGCACATCCCCAATTGCCGGAGCCGTATCCGGCGCAATCAGTACCGTCGCCATTCGAACCTACTCTTCCTGAGTACCTTGAATGCGAAAACCCCCGGTACGATGCGCAGTGCACCGACCGGGGGGGGATTCGCGTTATCTCTGTTCGCCTGTCACGTTGCTGCGGAGAAGCCGCACGTGTTCCGTGCCTATCCATTCCGCGCGGAGCGACTTGCGTTCTCCCAACCCGTCGCCGGAATCAACGCCCGTGGGCTGCACCTTCAGGCGGGGCACAACCTTGCCGAGCACCCGCACGGTCTTGATGTCGCGAATGATCGCGTCCGAAGCGCGCGCACGATTCCCGCAGCGGGTTGCGTAGTTGATCAAGTCGCCCTTGTACAGGGCTTCCCCCGCGTAGTCAGTTACCGTGCCGCGCTTGCCCACTAGTGGTACTCCGGATCGAAATCGTCAGCGGACGGGACGCCGAAACGCACCCGCCGCTCATGAAGGATGTGCGGCACGTAGTACGGATGGAACTCCCAAAGGGGCTGACGAAGGTAATCGTCGTCAGCGCCCTTCAGGATTCGTACAGCCGTTGCCCGCTGCCACTTACTCAGCATCGTCGGCAATCGCCGCGCCGTACGCCTTGACGATGTTGATGACGGGCTTGGTGTACGAAACGAGCTTGTTCCGCATCGGGCCCTTCGTCGGCGTGTACTCGACGTACTCAAGCTCAAGCTCGCCGAACGCCGTCTGCCCGACACGGTCAAGCGCGTCTTCCGCCTCGTGCAGAACCTTCATGAGCGTCCATGCGCCGGTCTGGAACTTGAACTTCCCAAGCTCCGGATCGTCAGCGAGACGGAACGTCACCGTGATGGAAGGGTTCGGGCCCTGGTAGTCCTTCGCAGCCTGCTTCCGCTCAGCGAAGAGCGTCGGGCACCCGCACGGCTCGCCGGACTTCTCCTCCGGGCTCTTGAACTCGAAGCCGTCGCAGTGGTGCGTCAGCTTGCCGTTCACCCACTGCTTCATGTCCCAGTCGATGCCGTCGAGCTCGATGATGACGGGAAGCTTCGTCGCCTCAGTGAAGATGTCGATGAAGTTCTCGGACGCCGACTCCTCATTCTCGGCAGGCGTGCCGCCGAAGAGCTGAGCCACCGCGTCCGCTACGGTCTTGTCGCCGGTCGAGAAGCGCCACTCAGACAGCGCGACCGGGCGAGGCTTGCGACCCGTCTCGTCCATGTAGCCGCTGTGCAGCCGGCCAACGGTGTCGTCGGAGTAGGTGGGGCGCTCCTTCGGCTTGTTCTCTTCGTCCTGCGCCCAAATGCTCTGACGTGCCATAGAGGGTTGCTCCCTTGGTAGGTGAGCGGGGAGGAATGACCACTCCCCGCTCATCCGCTGTGCTCTGTCACTTGTGGGTAAGGGAGTCGGTGACCCGGTGCTGCGCAGCGTGCTACAAAGCACAAAACAAAGAAGCCCCCCAATGCCCTTGTGAGGCACTGAGGGGCTCCGGTAGGGGAGTTGGGTGTTAACCGCCGCAAGATGTGCACAGCCCAGACTTCTGGGGGTTACACAGACAGTTGGGACCGGTCATGCGCGGCCCTGCCCTTCGGAGAAGATCAAGTTGGTCAGCTTCCTGCGGATAGCGGCTAGTTGCGGAAGCTCTTCGGGGTCGAGCGGGACAGCGTCCGCGAACTCTTCAAGAAGCTCGACCACTTCGGCCCGCTTCAGATGCACGCTGTAGGGGTGCATACGGTTCGTGTGCGTAGCAAGCACGCTCAGACCTCCCACTTGCCAGCGTCGTTGTTGTCGAGCGTCACCTTGAACACCTTGCCCACCGCGCTGTGGTAGACGCACACCCCCTCAGGGTCCATGAAGCCGGGTGCAGCGAGCGAGCCCTTCGTGCGCAGGTCGCGAAGCTCGTTCGTCACAGCCTCTTCACTGAACGGGCCCTGATACAGAACAGGAACGCGACTGAGCCACACGTCGCCCACAAGCGCGTGAGTCGTCGCGAAGCGGTGCGTGTTGAACAGCGAGAAGCGGCGTTCGTCGAGCCCGTAGCCGCGCTGAATGCCCCTGCCCCACCACTCGCCGTAGTGCAGCCCCTCACCCAGCAAGCGCACAAGGTGCTCAGCGTTGCCGTACACCCAGCCAGCGAAGCCGTAGTTGTCCGTCGTCTTGCCCGGAGTGATGATGCGCTTGCGTGACTGGGCGCTCACCACGTAGCGGACTCCGTCAACGACTACGCTGTACGACTCGGGCGGGAACGCGTCAGACTCGGCCAGCGAAGCGCCCAGCACGCTGACGTGAATCGCCGCGTTCGTGCCGTCGAGCTTCTCCGTGACCGTGATGTCCCGGAACAGTCGCGCCGTCTTCGGCCACGCCGTGAACTCGTGCTGTGCCATGCGGCAACTCCCTTCGTGGTTTCTCTTTCCTGAGCACCACGAAGGGAGTCGGTAACTAGCGCGCCCGTCGCTGCGTACCGGTCACGAGCTTGCCCGTGGTCTTCTTCGCAATGGGCTTGCCGATGACCCGCTTCGAGCCCTCACGGTCCCAATCGAACGTGCCGCGAAGCCGCAGGAACTCAGCGAACACGGTCTCGTCCGCGACCACGGGCTTGAACGCCCAAGTCTCGTCCGTGATGTGCAGCACCGCAGCGCCGTCGAACTCCGGCATCGGCTCCCGGTTGCCGTCGGCGTCAATGACGAAGTCGGCGTTCATGTACGCGGCCATTTGCAGCGCCACGTCCGGGTATGTGGCCTTCGACGTCTTCCAGTCGCCCATGATCAGGTGCTTCACGCCGGAACGGTCCGGGGTCGGCATGCCGTTCTCGTCCAGCCACACGTACAGCCACACGTCGAATGAGCCGGCGTACCCGTAGGTGTCCGACCACGCCACATCTTCGGCGCGTACGAACTCCGGGTTCACAGCGGCCAGGAACTCCCGGAAGTGCTGCACGTACGGTTCAAGGTCGCTGCGGACCCTGCCGACGTACTCACCACGGATGAGCCGCTCAAACAGGTCATGCGCTTCGGAGCCGATGTCCGCGCGCACCTTCGTGTATCGGCGAGCCGCCCCGCTGAGGTACTGAATCGCGCCCTCACGGTCCCGCGCTGCCATGTCTGCCACGAAGTCGATGGAATCAACGGCCAGCGTCGCAGCCATTTTGCCGTTCCACGGGCCTAGGAAGTTCTGCTTCGGCAGCATGCCGATAACCGACGTCACGCCCGGGTGGATAATCTCGCGGTCAACCGGATGGACGTAAAAGCGGCTTCCGCCCCTGTAGATCGTGCGTACCTTGCCCACGTGCATTCCCTTCGTTGCTGTCACTCAGCAGTAAGGGAGTCGGTGACTGCACAGCGGCGGGTGTGACGTTGCGACGATGGGACGCCGATTCTGGATTGCTTATAGAGAAGTCTTATGTGAATCCAGAAAATGAGTAACAACGTCACAGCATCACAACCCGCTGGTCAGACGCTTGCGCTGTGGCCTGGGCGTGACGAAGCCCCGACCCTTCCCGCTGTGGGGATGAGCCGGGGCGACGTAGAGTGGTCGGTCGGTTACTTAGCGGTGGCCTTCAGCGCGCTCAGGTCGAGCCCGAAGGTGTCCGCCACTTCGCTAATGAGCTTGTACATGTCCGCCTTCACGTCGTCGCGACGCGCTTCGTCCAACTTGCTGAGGCGCTTCCCCGCACGCTGGAAGGTTTCGCGCACCTTCGTGAGGGCTTCTTCCGTGCGCTCGAAGTCTGTCTTTTCCGGTGTCAGCTCTTCGGCCTTCGCCGCAGCGTCGCCCAGGTCCGCCGTAAGCTCGCGCACCTTCGACTCAAGCTCTTCGACGTCTTTGGGCTCGACGTCGTCAGCGTCCTTCGCTGCCTCAAGCTCGCGGCGAGCCTGCACTAGCGCCTTCACCTTCCGGTCTTCGCGCATGGCTTCTGTGCGCCCACGGGCAGGAAGCTCAACCTTCTTTTCCGCGTACAGCGCGCGAATGGCGGCTTCGGGCGAAAGGTCTTCGCTCGCCTCAACCTTGTCGGCGGCAGCGGGGAAGATTTCGCGCAACAGTTCCATCGACTCGGCACTGTTCCGGTCGTAACCGCGCAGCCACGCAACAAGCACGTCGCTGGCCTTGTTCTGTGAAGCCTTTTTGATCGACTCGTGCGCAGCGGTACGCACAACGTCATCGTCGGCCACGTCCTTGCGCGCGTTCTTGTACACAAGGTTTGCAGCGTCGCGCGTCACCCGCATGCGCGCCGGAAGGTCCGGGAGCCCCGTCTCGGGGTCGATCATGTTCTGACGGATGGTCAGAATGACGTTCGCCACCGCTTCGCCGGCGTGCGTCATCTTCAGCCCGAGCTCGACACCCTCGCGCACCTTCTCTACGCCGTGCGCCACAAGCTCCGGGATGTGTTCCCAGTCAAGCGGGTTGTTGCTGACCACGGCGACTTCTGTGGACGGCTCCGGCTCCGGCTTCTCCGCGGCGTCTTCCACAGCCTTACGCGCGTCCGCCACAGTCTTCCGCAGCGCCGTGTGATGCTTCCTGGGAAGCTGACGAATCTTCTCGTCCGCCTCAGCGCTGAGATCGCCCGCCTTCGTGGCCGCGCCGTCGCTTCCCGGATCAATCTCGACCATTTGATCAACGATGTCGTGTACGTCGCTGATCAGCGCGTCAACGTCGACGGGCGCAGCGGCAGCGGTCTTCTTCCTTGGGGGCATGACTTCTCCGGTGGCGAGTTGGGTCAATCGGGCAGTCTTCGCGGCGTGCAGGTCCTTACGCAGCGCGACACGGTCCCCCGCAGGAAGCCAGCGAATGGTTCCTTCGGCAGCGTCGACAAGGGCTCCGACCGTGCCAGCGGTACCGGCCACCTTGACGGCTTCGATCGTGTCGCGCGCGTCAATGGTCAGCTTGTCGATCATGTCCGTTGTCATGGTGCCGGGCATGGTGCGCTCCTTTGGGTTACCGCATGCTGAGCTTAGCGTGGTGATCTTGCGGGTGTCCAACGTACTCACCGAGAGTACGTCGGGAATTTGGTAAGGAGGCCGGAGCGATGTGCCCCGGCCTCCCCGCTGCCTAGTCGAGAACCTCAACCTGTTCGGTCGGTCCGAAGACCAGCGAGAAGCCCCCCTTCCCCTTCACGAGGGTCGTTCCCGCGTACATGTCCGTGGCCACCGTTGCCACTGTGAGGAGCCCCGACTCGGTTACGAGCAAGTCTCCAAGGGTTATGTCCTTCGCGCGCTTCGTCATAGGTAGAACCTACTCACGTGAGTAGGTTCGACGCAAGCCCTGAAACACAAAAAAGCCCGAACCCACTCACGAAGAGTAGGTTCGGGCTCAGTGTCAGTTGTGGGGGAGGAGCAAGCCGTCCACGATCCTGTTCAGATCGTCCAGCGACCCCGTGTTGCCAATCGTCAGCGACGCGGGCCAGTCATCCATTTCCGTCTCGCTCCGGTGCTTGCCCGCGTCGCCGTCCAGTCCGGTACCGGGGCGGGTCACCCGGATCAGCACGAAGCCGCGCGCCTGAAGCGATCGTGCCTCGTTGTGGTGGCGAACATCGGTGACCACCACGGGAAGGTGCAGATCGTGTGCGGCGTGCACAGCGGGCATCGCGGCCTCAACCCAAATCATTGGGTCCAGCTCGCGCATAGCCTGTCCGAAGGCCTGAAGGAAGCGCCGGACTTCGGGGTACGAGTCCTTAGCGACATCCCAGCCGTGCGACTCCACAAGCGTGGACAGCCGAATCAGCTCAACGTCGTGGTCGTACTCGTCACAGAATGACGCGAATCCGCTGACGAACGGGTCAACCCTCAGCGCGGCACGCTTCAACTGATCGGCGAACGCGACCCGCTGAAAACCGAAGCGCTGACCCATCCGCGCGGCCACCGTGTCCTTGCCGGCGCGAGCATGCCCGATAAGCCCAACGCTCTTGTAATAGGTCATCCGAAGTCCCTTCCTAGGTGCTGTTACGCCCCAGGAAGGGAGTCGGTTACTCGCGGAGCCTAGGCCCCGAGAAGCGCGTGCACGACGGAGAGAACGGCAGCGCCCGGGAAGTTCGGCTTCACTGCACTCACCGCTGCCACGCCACCCGCAACGAAGGCCATGACCGCTCGCCGATGACCCTTCAGGAACGTCAGCGCTGCCCGCACCCTGCCTACGCTGTCCGGCTTGCTGTGGTCGCCCATGGCAGTCTCCTTAGACATTCGGGACCTTCAGCGCGTCCCACGTGGCCCTGCCGGGAATGCCATCAGCGCCGCTACCGCTGTGCCCGCACTTCCGCTGCCAAGCCGCGTAGGACGCTTCGTCGCCGCTGCCCCACACGTCCGTGTTCCGGCTCGACGCGTAGTGGTTGCACCCGACGGCAACGAGGCGCTTGTGCATGGCCGCGATGATCGGCGACTTCCGACCGTCCTTGAAGAACGCAGCGCCCGGGTACGGCTCATGGCTCGGCTTCGGGGTAGCGGGCTTGGTGACAACCGGTGCAGCCACCTTGCCAGACTTCGCACCACCCCAGCGCGGGTCAGCGGATATCAGACCTTCGAACGCCGGAACGCCGTAGCCGTACACGTGCGCGTCACGCCGGGCACGCTTCTTCAGGTACACACCGTCACCCTCAGCGCTGCCGTTGTCGTTCGTGTTGCCTTCAACCGCGTAGATGTAATCGGCGTCGAACGCGACGACCAAGCCCGTGTGAGTGCCGCCACCGGAGCCGTAGAAAACCTGCGCGCCCACAGCGGGGTACTCACTGAAGCGGCCCTTGTTCTTGAACCAAGACACACCCGCAGCGCACGAAGCGGTACGCGGGAAGAGCTTGTCTACGCCGGCCTTCAGCGCTGCCCACGAAACGAAGGTGGCGCACCACGGCTGATAGTCCGCCCACTCAAGCCCCGGAACCTGCGCCGCGTACTTCTCCTTGTTGTTCCAGTGACCGGACGCCGACTTACCTTCGTGGTAGCCAACCTCGGCCTTGACGATCGCAACAAGCTTTGCGACGACGTCACTCATATGTGCTTCTCCCTGCGCATGAAGAAGCCCCCCAGCGGTCTTGCTGAGGGGCGGAATCGTGGTGGGTGGGTTAGAACCTTCGGATCTTCCGAAGTCGGTTTGCGTACGTGCTGCCACCGTTCAGGGTGGACGCGCCTCCAACGTCGCTGAACGTCGGACCGTTCATTGTCTTGCGCGACGAAATGAACCGGTGACTTCCTGCCGCATCCTGGCCAACGTAAATGCCGTTGTGGTCAATCTGCCCTTCCACCGGCTCACTAGCGTCAGCGTCGAACAGAACGACATCCCCAACCTGAATGCCAGTAAGCGGCGGGGGAGTGCTCGCGGAATCCTGCACGAGAATGCCCGGACCGGAAGGCCCGATATCGCGCGTGCGGCGGGGCAAGTTGATGCCGTCAAAGTTGAGATCAAACGTCATCGGAATGCCCATGTGCCTGCCATACACGGTGCGCACAAAGCCTGAGCAATCCACGCAGCCCGTTATTGTGATGCTTCCGTGCGGGTAGTCGCGATGCTCGCCGTTGGGGTAGTCCCACGGAATTCCGATGTAATCGTTCCAATCGGAAAACTCGATGCGCGTTCCGTCAGTGTCTGTAGGCCCGTATTTCGCCTGCCCGTGTATCTGCCGCCCCGCCAAACTCGGGTCAGTCACAGCGGGCGCGTACGCGGTGTACATCATCGCGTAAGCCATCACGTCCGGCGACGTGTCGACCGACCACGCACGCACCTGATCGGCCAGAGCCTGTGTCCACACACCGTTGAACGGCGCCGACAACACCCGCACCCACGTGTTGTGCGTCACCGTGGGAGGGTGCGCCCAGGCCACCGTGTCAACCGTGAGATCGTCGACCAGCGTGTTGAACGGCAGCACCGTCGAGCCTGTTGAGGCGATACAGCGGAAGCCAACGCGACCGGTCATGAACGTTGGGTCAGCGAAGCTGAACGTCCAAGTACCCGGCTCCGCGCTGCCGTCGAGCCATGCCCGGCACCTGATCGTGCCCCCCGTCCGCTGCGCCCGGATACGCCACCACTGCGATGCGGCGAACCCGGTACCCACCGTCACGGACGATCCCAGCGTGGTCAGCGCGCCGGCCAACACGTATTCGAGCGCGAGTTGAACGGTGCCGGTAGTGGTGACCGTCAAACGCGCCCGGTAGTGGTTATTGCTGTCCGTGTACCCGAATAGCATGCTGGCGGAGCTGGACGCGCCCCCGGGCACTTTGTCGAACGTGACCTTTGCCGCTGCGTTGAAGTCCGCCACATCCCCATCGTTCAGGGTGGCGTACCGACTTGTGTTCACAACGTCGTTGAGGATCACGCCCTTACTTCCGTCGACAGAGAAGTTGCC